CTGAAGACTTTGCATCCATGGCGGCGTTGGACGATTTTGGTAAGAGCATTCCTAGGACTGTATCTGATAAAATTAAAAATATACCAAGCGTTAAAGCAATGACCAAAAAAATTGGGAAAAGTAACATTAAAGCCGGTGCTGCTGGAGCAGCTGCTGGAGCAGCTTTAGGGTATGGTTTATCCAAATTAGGTAAAGATAAAGATGAAGAAGATGCAGAATTTGATGCTAAAAAATCAGATCTTAATGATGATGGTAAAATTAGTGAATATGAAAGAGCTAGAGGAGAAGCAATAGCTAAAGCAATGACTAAATCAGAAGAAAAAGATGACAAAGAAGAAGATGAAAGATGCCCTGTTACTGGTAGATTAAGAAAGAAAAAATCTTCTGATGAGGAAGATAATGAAGAAATAGCATTATCGCCTCAACAAATTAATCAAATGATGTTACAAAGAGGTAGAGAAGAAATGCATAGACATCATCAAATTGAAAGATTATACAGACACGGTTATTAAGGAATAAGAAATATATTTTTCTTAAACTTAATTAAATCTCTATACGTTAATCTTGGTAAATGCCTATATGTAACTAATAAAGATCTTCTAACAAATTCTTTACCTTCCTCCATAATAGGTAATCTATGCCAAGTTTTAGGTGCATTTATAAACGTAATTCCGGAATTAGGTATTCCGTCTAACTTACTATATAGATTTTTATTTTCATCATAGAGCCAAGTTCCTGACTCTTTAATTTTATCAGTTTTTAAATAAACTAAAACTGTTATAATTTTATTAGGGTTGTCTAAATGTATTTCTGGTTTATATAAATTTTTTATTTCAACTAATTCAGCTTTTACTACTTTGTTCGATAAATTTATATTCAACTTTTCTTGAACTTTAGATATTAAATTTTTATCTCTGAATAAATCTATAATTTTTTTATCTTTTATATTATGTAAAACTGTATCACCGTAAGTATCACCAGCATCATTTCTTATACCATGATCTACATCAATACTTTTAATTTCATGATCTTCAGGGTTATCTTCATCATTATTAAATTTATTAACAGGAAATTCAGATAATTCTTTTAAAATATCATTAGGTAATAAATTATTGAAAGTATAATGTAACCACGGTGCGGTTTGTTTATTTTCAAATATATCCATTACTCAGTTATAATATCAATACAATTTTTATCTTTATATATTTTATTCAACTTTTCTTGTTGTTTATACTTTAATGGGTCTTTAAAACCTGCTTCAATAAATCCTTTTAGTCTCAATGCACTACTAGCAGATTCAGCATCACAAGGATATTCTCCAGAGTAACAAGTATATGTATCTGCAAAATTTACTCCTAAATTAACACCAGTTCTAATTATATCTTCTTTCGACATTTCTATTAATGGAGCATGAACTGTTATTTTATTTTCTCTATTTAAAGAGGTTACTTTATTTAATTTTTTAACAAAATCTTCAGAACCGTCCCAGTAACCTGCTAAACTATCAGCTTGAGCAGCTCCATACCATACCTCATCGGCGCCTATAGCTTCTGCATAAGATAATAATATACTTAAAAACATCATATTTCTATAAGGTACATAAGTACGAGGTTGAGCTTCACCCATCACTTCATTTACATTAGGTGTATCTATATCATTATTAGTTAAAGATGAAACAGGAGCTATATCTTTAATATACTTCACATCTAATAGTTTATTATAAAATGATACATGATGATACTTTTCTTTAGCATTAGTTAATTGAAGATTTACACAATCAAGCTCTCTATTATGTCTTTGATTATAATCAAATGTAACTGTATGCACTTCTCCAGGTGTATCATTTTCAGTCACCGTTTCACTAGCCATATATAATAATACAGCTGAATCCATTCCTCCGCTATGAGTTGTTACTATTTTTTTACTCATCGATTTCTTCATCTATTACCTCATCAGGAGTATAGTCATCATTTTTATTACCATACTTCCATTCTTGTTCTATTTTACTCTCTATACCAGGTACAATAGTATTATCCCATAGTTCCTTATTATCTTTCCATTTACTATAATAACCAAGTTTACTACCATCAGGTAATTGATAAGTAGAACCTGTTTGAACTATTACACCTAATCCGACAGCAAGATCTAATAAACCAAAATATGTATCTAATCCTCTTTCAAATGAAAGATACATTTCACCTTCTAGATATTGCTTTACAAATCTATTCTTAGCAGTTAAAGCTCTTAAAATAACCCCTGCATAATTTTTCTGACCTACTGCTAACTCACTATCAATATTTTTATCAACCTTAACAGGCTTTCGAGCTAACTGAACAGTTACAGAAGGTAAATATACCGCAGCTTTACCACCCGGCATATCTTTTACCAAAGAAGGAAACATTGCTGATGGATCCTCAAAGATATGATTAGTTGCTAAAATAGTAGTCTTAGTTAACCCTGCTAATTGAGTACATGTACGTAATAAAGATTTCATAGCTTTAGCCCTACTACCCATATCTGCACTAACGTTATGCTTTTCCATTCTACCAATCTGCAATTGACTTTCCATATTACCTAAAGAATCAATAGCTATAATAAACTTACCTTCTTGACCTTTTTCTTTTACTTTAGTTAAAAAGTCGTATATAGTATTACGGCATTCTTCAATACTAAAAGTAGGTACATATTTTACTTTACTTGTATCTAAACCTAAATTTTCTGCACCGTCTTTATCAATAGCATTCTCACTATCAAAAATTACAGGTATCATACCTTCTTTCTGAGCATTAGCTAAAATCTTTTGAACAATAAATGACTTACCAGTCATACTCGGACCTGCAAATAAAGTCATTCTACTCTTAGGTACGCCTCCGAATAATGAACCTGAAATAATACCATTCAATACCATCGAACCAGTATCAATATAACCATCAACGTTACTTAAAGCACTTTCATCTAAAAATGATGCATAGGGATTCTTCTTATCAATTACGGACAATACGTCATCTATTTCTTTACTCATACGTCTATTATAATATATGTTCCTTATAATTCAAGAAAAAAAAAGCTAACGTTTAGTTAGCTCTTAGTCGAAAGATAAGAGAGGAGCGACCTCTCCGAACTTTCTAGATATACAGCGGGATTTACTCTTTACCCACATCGCCTGAGCTGCAACGCCCTGCAGCTAACCTTATAGTAGTTTTATCCTACGAACTCGGTTTACTCTGTATGGTTCTCTCCACTTGGCCGTCCCCATCAAGCTCCGATACCTTACCCACCTATAAGCAGGGGTTATTCGGTCATATATATCTTAAATCCTTATTTATTTTCTTCCTCGTCGAACAATTTAATTGTTTCTGGTTCACCTTGAGGTTGATCATTAACTGGTGCCAGATGAGGGTTAACTATCTTAATATATTGGTCTACAATTCTAGGTTCAATTTTAAAATTACTTCCTAGTGCAATTGTTGATTTACTATACGTAAAGAAATTATATCTTTTATTTTCTTCAGTAGGTTCAACAAACTCTGCGAAAAATAATGGAAACAACTGCACAGCCATTTGACCGTTTTGTTGTTGCTGCACTGTAATCATTACAGGGTTCTTAACTTCTAAAGAACTATCTGTTTCTGAAGCAACTTCTCCAAAAAGGCAGCGTCCTGCGTTATCTATAAATACTTTATAATCTTTGCTATCTGACATACTAATATTTTAATATATTAAAACCAATAATCAACTTAAAAGTTCGAATAAATTTGTCTGCACTGCACTACCAGGTTTTTGAGGAGTCCAGTTAACGTTATGATAAAATCGTTCTATAACATTATACAGAATTTTTTCAAACATTTTATCATAATCAGCTACAAACTTTTCTTTAAATTCAGGTGGTAAGTAATACTTATAAGCTAAACATGACAACTTATAAGGGTTAGGTTGCTGCACATAAAAGTATCTAACTTTATCACCTGAACTTATAGTTTCATAATCACTTTCAATACCAAACTGCTTTAATAATAGATTATGATGATAAGCAGCTTTAACATGTATAGGCATACCTTTAGCAGTCTTATAACCATCGCATTGAGATGCATATCTTTCATAACCTTTGATTCCTGATACAAATGTTATATCTTCTACCGGTAAGTTCTTAAAAATATCATATACATTATCTAATGCTTTATTCGTCTCAGTTATACTTTGAGTACTAAGCATAGTTTCAATAATCTTTTTAACATGAGGTTTAATCGGATCAGGCATAGTACTACGCACAACTTCTACACCGGTATACTTATACTTATCCATCGGTATACCTTCATCATCTAATACATGAATTACATAACGTTTTTTCTGCAAGAATATACCTACATCAGCAATAACTTCACGTTTAAAAATAAATCTACAATCTTTAGAGTTTAAGTTTTTAGCACCCCATACTTTTATCTCATCATTTAAAAAGTCTTCAATATTTTGAACTTCATCATGAAACTCTTGAGTTAATTTACCTTCATTATCGGTAAAAGATAATCCATTAGTAATTAGAGGTTTAACTGAAATATAACTACTATCAGTATCATTATATACAATACATTCATTTAGAGTTTTTTCATCATCAATATTAGTTTTTTGCTTTATATACTTTTTAAGTAATTCATTTGATTGCTTGATAACAGCTTGACCAGTTAAAGTAATTGAAGATGCTATATCATCATCACCGAAAGGAGCATGCTTATTACCAAAATATCCATATATAGAGTTAATAAAAACTTTAATACACAACTGCTTAGCATCTAACTGCTCAATCTTAAACTTAAGTTCTTTACTTTTATCTTTAAGATATTGACGTTTTAGTTTACCAAGTTCAGTTTTTACCTCAACACGTTTATTATAATAAAAGTCTAAGATATCAGGCATTACACCTTTTTTCTTTTGAGTAAACATTACATTAGCTTTACTAATAGCAATTTCTTCTTTCTTACAAAATTCTACAAATTTAGGTATAGGTAAACTAAACACCTGACCATTTACATGACGTATAACAATATCTTTTTCATCTTTACTTTCAATTTTACCAACTTTAGTTTCCGGAGACATATTTAAAGATATCATCACATTCGGATATAGAGAGTTAGCATCAAATGAAATAATATTTTCTTGAAACCCTTGAAGAGGTTCACCTACAAACGCACCAGGGTTCTTACCAGTATCTTCATTACGTATAAAAGAAGGTATCTTTTGATTACGATAACGAGCTCTTACAGCAGTCGCACCATTAATAACTGATAACGACCCAAGAGCTGCTTCAAACGAAGTTAATCCAACATAAGCTAACATTTTAATTAACTCAGTATAACGAAGTTTTTCTTCAAGATGCTTCAACAATCTAACGTCTTGAATATTATATTCTACAAATAACTGCCAATCATTATCGGATAAAGTTGCAAGATTCTGATTACCATAGTCAATCTTTTTCTGACCCAACTCAGCTTCACCAATAGCATCAAGTTTATAACTTTCTTTTACACCAATCGAAAACCTTTTATATACATCAAGATAATCAATCAATGATACACCTTCAATATAATGACGAGTAGTTTCAATACCGAATTGACCTTTAATACTTCTACTATAAACTTTACCAGATGGAGATAATCTATTTTTCCATTCTTCTCCAAGTAGTCTTTCACACCGATTAATAATATACGGCATATCAAAGAACTCAGAGTTCCAACCAGACATTATATCAGGATAATCACTTTCAATATACTCAACAAACTTTTTAAATAACTCACGTTCAGAGCCGCATTTAACGTAAGTTACATCATCTTCTTTAACTTCAAAATCTTTTAACCCCCAAGTTATAAATCTATTTTCTAATGAATCATAAACAGTTATAACATTACACACATGAGTAGGATCATTAGGTTTAGGAAACTCATCAGGGGAGTAAGTCTCAATATCAATAAATAATACCTTTATAGGATTTTTACTAAACTCAGGCTTTTCATTTTCTTGCCAGAAAGTATCAACTAAGTACTGCTGCACAGCAGGTAAGTTTTCAAATACTTTTTTAATATTTGTATCTTTTATAAACTTATATCTATCATACTGCGTACGAAATGACTTCTTAACTAATTTAGTACCAAAGATAGATTCATCTTCACCTTTACCTTCTATATAAAGATAAGGGTCATAACTTGTAGTAACTTTTATTCTTTTACCGTTTTTATCCCAAGTAAAAAGGTTTATGCATCTTTCAACAGGATTATAATAAACATTTCGATAACTCACTATTTAATTATAGCATAGTTCCTATAAATAATCAATATATGAATGAATATATTCACAATAAAATTCTAACTATAATGAGAGATAGAGGTCTTTCAGGCCAAGATAATTATAGAGCTATTGCAAGAGAATTAGGTAAAAAAGGAGGAAAAGCAAAAGCAGCCAAAGCTAAAAAGAAACCAATGCC